GAAGCGTTGCGAAACAGCGGCATGACACTAAAACAGGTGTTGCAGCAGCAGAAAAAAGAGCGGGCTTTAATGAAGCGCACAGGATTTGTCCCGAAGGTTGACGAGGATAACAACGGAAATCCGGTTTATACGGATATTAACGCAGAGCCGGTTGACGATGAGAGCAGACTGAACGGAAGTTCAAGCTCTTCTTCTGGAGGCGGCGCAGGGGACAAAGAATGAACGGCATGGAAGATTTGATTGTAAAAGAGCCGGAAGACAAGACGCTTGAGCAGATGGAGAAACAGCAGCTTGTAAGCGTGATTGTTGACCAGCAGAAAGAGCTTAACAGGATGCGCGGGCTTCTGGAGCATGAAAGGAAAAACTGCGAGCGTTACAGAAGCGGCTATTACACGCTTGCGAATTTCGACTGGATGACTGCGAACAGGCGGATGAAAGACGGATGGCGGAATGCCGGGACAATGCCGCCGGCCGACAGCTCCCTGAAATGGGTCTGCTCATTCGGCGGAACCGAGACAACGGCTTTTTATGACGGTGAAAACTGGTGGACTGAGAGGCACGAGAAAATCAATGTTAAGGTGTGGCAGCATTTGCCGCATTATTCTGGGAAGACAGGAGAGGACAAGGAATGTGGGATGCGGTAGCAAAAGCTTTGACAAACGAGAACACCTGGATGGTGCTTGTGTTTCTTGCCGCGTTCATTGTTCTGATTGCGGTTCTTGCAAAGGTCGGTCTGATAACAGTTCATACAAAGGCTGTGAAAATCGGAAGCGACGAGAACGAGCGGAACATCATCCGGCGGCAGGTTGACTGGACGCATTTTTTTATTATGAGCCTTGAGGCGAAAATCCAGACCGACAGAACGCAGTACGGCGGCTATTTTACAAAGTACGTGCTTGAATGTGTCTATGACGAAATCGTGAAGTGGATTATGCAGAACCACATCACGACAGCGGCGGACTACATAGAAGTGAAGCAGGAGACAATCTGCGCGATTGTGTACAGCATGGGTGTAAGGGACGAGTTCAAGACAAAGGAATTCAAGCAGCGCATGTGCAACTGGACGCGCGAGGTGATAGAGCGTCTGGTTCAGATCCGGGGTGTGTACAAATAAAGCTGCGGCTACTCACGTGAGTAGCCGGGATTCCGGGCTGGCTTGGAAATGAAAAAAAGCGAGGTGAAAAAATGAGCGGAGAAAAAGAAGCTGAAAGAGAAAAGGAAAACGGACTTGCGGCAAAGAAAATCTCAAAGATTTTCAAGTTTGCTGCGGCGGGCGGAATCGTGCTTTGCGCCGTCTTGAAGTGGACGGGAGTTCTGCCCAATGCCACAGTCGGGGAAATCTGCATGATGTGGGCGGTTGTTTATGGGCTTGGAGCCGGGACAATCGACTTAAATATTATGTTTGACAAGTTCTGCGGAAGCAAGGGCGGAACAGGCGGCGAAAGATGATTAAGTTCTTTTTGATTTTAACGGTGGTGCTTTTCGTTGGGATTTTGCTGCTTTTCTTTTTGTGGCGGTTTGAAAAGATGAAGCGAAAAGAAACACAGGGCAAACTTGAAAGCACAGACAAGGAGCTTGCAAGGGCGATTGCTGAACAGGCAAAACTTGAAAGCACGGTTCATATTTTAAGAAAAAACAGGAGGAAAGCGGATGAAAAAATCAATAATTTGCATGACGGCGATGCTGTTAATAATGCTCTTGACGAGCTGCATAAGCGCAAAAATTGAATACGTTGAAAAGCCTGTAGTCCCGGAAATCAGTTTTCCGATTTTTCCGGAACTGAAAAATGAGAGGCTGAACAATGACGGAAGTGTTAGTGTTCCGGCTGACTGGATTGTGCGGCTTGCCGAGTACAAAATTAGAATTGAAGAAACGGAAAGCAGCTACAACGATTTGAAAGCATTGTACGAAGGCGACTACTCACGTGAGTAGTCAAAGGAGCGTGAAAAATGGCTATCAGTTTGACGCAGTTTATAAAAAAATATCTTGGAACAAAAGTCGATTATGACGGAAAATTCGGACCGCAGTGCGTGGATCTTGCACGGCAGTATTACAGCGAGGTTCTGGATGTTCCGCAGTTTCCACCCGTTGAAGGCGCAAAAGACATTATCAAAAATCCCGGCAGGCTGAAAGTCATAAAAGAAGATACGCTTGCTGATTATTCTGCAGGTGATGTTCTTGTTTGGGGCGCAGGCAGAACAAATAAATACGGCCATGTTGCAATTCTGGTTTCGATTTACAACACAAAATATTTTGTTGTTCTGGAGCAGGACGGATTCAAGCAGGACGGCTGCAAGCTGGCGTTCAGAAGCCGTGAAAATCTTTTGGGCGGCTTATACAAGGCTTAGGCAGTTACGGGCGTTGCCTGTAAATAATAAAAAAACGTTCTAAATGAACAGGGGGTAAAAATGAAAAGGAATATTTTTCTTATCATTGGTTTGCTGATGGTTGTTGCAGGTGTCGCTATTGCGTACTTTGCAAAGTTTGAGCTGGCTGATGTGTCTGGCTTTGCGCTTACAATGTTTGGCGCGGGGATTGCAACTTCACAGCTTTGGCAGAAACGCGGCAAGGCACAGAAAACATGGCTTGCAGTTCTTGCGGTCAGTCTGGTTGGAATCGGCGCATATCTGCTTGGATTCGGCGGATTCAGCAAGGAAACAATGACAACTGTAATTACTATGGTTTTTGGACTTGCGGGAATTATTGCCGGACTTATAATTGCCGCTATTCAGTCCAAAAACGCAAAACAGATTGAATAGTTTTTGAAAGTCGTTCCTTTTGGGGCGGCTTTTGTGTTATTAGCAAAAAAAAATGTTTTATCGGTATAGCGAGTTTATTTAAAGACAAGGAAAATCAAGCTATGAAAGAAATCTTGATTGACAAGCAGATTGGGGAATCATGGTTTAGCGAAGGAATCACGGCGGATTATGTAAGGGAAGAATTACAGAAAGCCGGGCTTGAAGATATTCGCATAACGATAGACAGCCCTGGCGGTGACGTTTTTGACTGCATCAGCATTTACAACGTCATCCGTGATTTTTGCCGCACTCATTCAAACAAAATCACAACATACATCCGGGGATTGGCGGCGAGCGCGGCAAGCGTTATTGCCCTTGCAGCGTCTGACGTGAGCGAAGAAAACAAGATTGTGATTGAAAGCAATTCCGTTTTTATGATTCACAACGGTTTGACATATTGCACGGGCAACAGGCACGACTTGCGTTCCTGCGCAGACAGGCTTGAAAAGATAGCCGACAAAATGATGACCGACGTTTATGTAAAAAAAACAGGCCGGGCCGCAAAAGACATTGAAAAAGACATGGATGCGGAAACATGGCTTTATGGACAGGAAATAATAGATGCCGGCTTTGCAGACGGATTTATTGAAAATTCAAACCCGGAAGAAGAACCGCAGAAAGCCGCTTATGTTGCGGTTGCAAAAAACAGTTTTAACAAAATGAAAATTGCCGCGCAGACGAACCTTGTTCAGCGTATGGCAATGGGTGCAAGTGTAAAAACGGAAAGCGCGGGCGGCGCAAATAGCGTTCCCTGCAAAAATAATATGGAGGTCTGCAAGATGACAGCAGAGGAATTAAAAAAGAACAATCCGGAGCTTTATGCGGCGATTGTTGCAGAAGGCGAAGCTAAGGGCGCAAACGCAGAACGTGAGCGCGCAAGCCGTCTTTTGGCTATGGGTGAAAAATGCGGCTGCACTGGTTACGCCCTTGAATGTATCAAGAATAACGCCAATCCTACAGATTCGGCAGTTATTGACGCATTTATGGATAAAAAGGTCGCCGCACAGGTTGTCGCCGCACAAAAGGAAGATGAAAGAAACATTCCGGAAGTTGTGCCGCCAAAAGACAACACGCAGAGGGATAATGCCGCTGTAATGGCTGCATTTGACAAAGAATTGGGAGGACAACTGTAATGGGAAACATCACAGGCAATAGCCAGATCATTAACCACGGGCCGGATGACTTGTTCATTGGCGACAATGAGTTTGCAAGCGAAGTTCTTTCTCTTGCGGCTGCTACTACTGCAAAAGACGGTTATGTTCTTGTGCGCAATGGTACAAGCGGAAAACTGGAGCTTGCAGATGATGTAAGCGGCCAGTGTTTTATTCTTGCTGCACGCGACGACCTTGTAAACACAAATGCAAGCGGCGGTGCTGCAATGGATTTTTATGTTCGCGTTTGCATCGCTGGAAAAGTTAAGAAAAGCGGCGTAACAGTTGCTGGAACTGCTTTGACTGCTGCACAGGCAGACACTTTGAGAGCAAGCGGAATTCTTACCCTTGATGTTGCAAATATCGGAAAACAGGATAACCAGTAACGGTTGTTCTTACCAACAGGAGAAAAACAATGGACTTTTTGAAAAGAGTTTTGAAAATGTTCACAGATGACGCGCGGATGCAGAAGCGCGGATTCTTTACAACTTTCTTCAAGACAACTGAAGAAGATTATACAAATGCAGAATATGTTGAAATCGACATTGAGCGCAGCGGAAACAAAGTTGCGCCGGTTCTGAAAGACCACAGGACAGGCGGCGTTATTGTTGACGACGACATTTTTACAGAAAAGCGGTTTAAGCCGCCTTATTCTTGCCTGAAGCAGCCTGTTCCGCTTTATGACCTTATGCAGCGTCAGCCGGGCGAAAGAGACGACGACACAGCTATTGGCTCATGGTTTGCCCGCCTTGTCGCAAAAATCAAGAAGGCGCTTTCTAAATTCCATCGTATGTTCAAAGAACAGATTGAATTGCAGTGCGCGCAGATTATGCAGACAGGTATTGTTCAACTTTCAGACGAAAACGGAAATATCGTTTATGACCTTGACTTCAAGATGAAGTCAAGCCACAAGCCTACTGTTTCTGTTGCCTGGAGCTCTTCAAGCGCTACTCCCCTTGCGGACCTGGAAGCTCTTTGCGACGCCATCAACGATGACGGAAAAAGCGACCCGGCTATTGCGATTTTTGGACGCAACGCCTGGAACAACGCGCTTAAAAACACAGACTTCAAAGACGCTGTTAAAAAGGACGGCATGAATCTCGGCCAGCTTTCGCCAGCCTTGAAAAATCGCGGCGGCCGTTACATGGGTTATGTTGACATCGGTTCTTACCGCCTTGAACTTTGGGTTTATAACGACAGCTACGAATCTTTCAAGGGTTCAACTCTTACAAAGTTTATGAACGCAGACAAGGTTATTGTTACCGCCGCTGTTGAGGACCTGGACTTTAGAATTGTGTTCGGCGGAGTGCCAACAGCCGGCATGAAAGAGCCGTTTGCGGCCATTGTTCCGGCAGAAGTCACTTATGACGGTTTTGCACGCATTCACAACCGCGTCTGGTACGACGAAAACGGCGATACATACACAGCTGAAAGCAAGATGCGCGCCTTGGCTATTCCAGTTTCCATTGATAAATTCGGTTGTTTGACAACCACAGTTTAAGAGGTAAAACATGGCAGCGACTAAAGTTTATGAAATTGCTGATGGCACAGCCATTACATCAAAGGGCGTAATTCTTGTTGAAGGACAGGAAGTTAC